TACTACTTCTTCAGTGTTATCATCTTCTAGATCTAACTCAAGCTGTTCAGCATCGACACCATTGTATATACTAGCAGATACTTTAATTCGTTCTTGTTCTAGCGCATTGTCCATCCGGTCATTCATGATCTGTGTAAAAGTTTTATTCGCAGAATTAAAATCTTTATCAAATGATTGTTGAACTAATGTTTCAATAGGGTTCATAATATTTCCTCATATTTGGTATTATTTATACGTTTTCTACGTTCCAGGCTTAACTTCTGGAGTCTCTTCTTTATTGTCTGCTGGCTCTGGATCAGGTTCTTCGGCTGATTGTTTTGCCATATCTTTAATATCCTCATCACTTAGCATAAGAATCTTTTTCATAATATATTCTTTTGAGAAGTATTCACCAACATATTGAGAAGCCTGATCTAGGGTTGTTAAACGATCTCTTAATAGCTCAGCATCTTTAAGTTCTGTGAAATGGTTATCACGCGAATAATCGATAAAGATATCGTTTTTCCATGAATCCCAGTCTTCTTCAGTAATAAGACCTTTCATAATTAACTGAGTTTTTAGAATACCAGTGAATAGATGTGCAAACCTTTTACGTAGTCTATCAATGAATTTCTGAAATTTCAACTCATCTCGTGAGATCTCGGTTGCTCTACCTAAAGAAAATTGACCTTCTGATTCAAGCCTACCAATAGGAACATTAAGAGACTTATATAATTTCTTTTGAAAATATACGATGTCATCTATTTGTCCGAGGTTTTCGCCACCTGGTAAAGTTGAGATCTCTGTACCACGACCACCTTCGCGACGTGGCAGCCAAAAATCTTCAAGCATCGACATATGTTTGCGATCATCTTTAACTGCTCCTGTATCAGCGTCATAGACCAACTTGTTACGATACCGGGCCATGATGTCTTTCATATATTGTTCGGACTTACCACGAGGCAAGTTACCCACATCAATATAGAATATTCTACGCTCAGGCGCTCGTGCAAGCCGATAGATGACGAGTGAGTCTTCCATCATACGAAGTTGATTGATTGGCTTCAAAGCTTTATGCAGATGTGACACAATTTTCTTACGGCTAGCATCTAATAGACCAGATGTAACATAGCTAACGGAATCGTTAGATAGTTTAATACCAGACGAGGTACTTCCTGGTTTTTCTTGATACAAGTAATACTCATCAGTCTTTTCGACGATCAATGCACCAGTCTTTGGATCTTTTTTCTTTTTAACTTGTTTAATTTTACGAACTTTAGAGGCATCAATAGGACGAATTTCCTGGATGCCAGCTTTAAGGTTCGCTTCGTTAACAACAAGGTGGTGATATAGACGTCCATCTACATACCAACGTTTAAACATATCGTGACCAATTTCATTGAAATTTAGCATCGACACGATGTTTTCGAATTCTTCGGTAATACCCTTTTTTATTTGATCAGATACTTCAACCTTGTCTAGTCTAATTTCAAGTGCCGATTCACCTTCTGACGCTGAAATAGATTCATTAGTAATATCTTCAATTGCAGCATCAACCTCAGGGTGTGCTGATACTCCACGATATTTCATTATTAGCTGAGCATTATCTTTAGATTCATCACCATCTAAATTAATGAATTGGCCATAGTGCATACCAGACGCGGTAACATAACCAGCGCCATCGTCATCAGTAGCAGGAACAATAGAAGGAAGTTTTTTATCTTCTTCTTTTTGTCTCTTCCTACGGATTTCAAATCCAAATATATTTAAGCCTTGTTCTTCAGCCATAATTCCATCCTATTTTAAAAGGTTGGCAACCTTAAAGACTGCCAACCTAATATTTATATCACCATTAAGAAGTGGTGTTAGATGTCCAGTACTGATATGCAAACTCTACACTAAACTCTTCGATCGCATCATTGGCATCATATGCCAATTCAATCGGTGAGATCAATGTTGGGAAAGCAGCAACGAAGTTGTATGTTTTCAATATACTTTCGTCTTTATCAAGTTGATCAACTTTAAGATCTGCTTGATAATCAGTTGGGTTAACTAGACCAGTATTAGCGCCGTGTGCGTTAATACCGTTCATCCAACGTTCCATTGAGTCACGAACCGTGAAGTTCGTGTCATTGATAATTGTTACTGACCATGGTTCAAAGGTACGATCGCCTGCAATTTGCAATTGACGTCCTCTAAAAGCCACCGGTACGGCCGGAACCGTTGAACCCGGAAGCTGTCCTGTTCTACACATGAATGATGTTAATTCAACATCACCGCCAGCATAACCTGGAAAACCAAGTGTAACTTTAAACAGATTGGGGCGAGCGCCACCACCTGCTAGTTTTGCTTTAAAATCGTCTACGCCTAAAATAGCCATTTTCTATCTCCCCTTATACCGCGCCAGCGACTTCTGAGAAGTCTACGCCAGTACGTACAGCAACAAAGTTAAGTGTAACAAAGTTGATGGAACGAGCAGGTTTGACTAAGACAGTAGCGACGAATTCATTTCTATCTATAACTGCACCAGTATTGTTTGTTTCGTCACAAATAACACGGAAGTCAGTAATACCACGACGGCCTTTAATGTCGCGTAGGAATGGTTCGACTGTACCTGTAAATTCTGCTCTTGTAAATTCATCATTGAATTCGAACATAACGTTACGCGCAGCCAAAGCAATCGCTCGCTCAATAACCAGGAACAAACGACGTACGTTAATACGATCAAATGCTGATGGACGGGCCAATTTAGTTTTGTCACCAAAGAGTAATAGACCTTGACCAGGAATATTAGCAATTGGATTAACACTGTTTCTGTATAGTACGTCACGCTCTGCTTTATTAGGAGAGTATGCAATACCTGTTACACCAAGATACTGACCACGACGTGGACCAGCTGGTGAATACCATGCAGCTGCGCTTACATCAGTCGCTGCCATAATACCAGCAGTCGAAGACGCAGCCGGAATATGGATGAACTCATCATTGTATTTGTCATACACTTTAAGATAGTTGTTATCAACTATAAGATATGAAGATGATGTGAATGTTGCGGCAGTTGCAGTCGTATTAGTAACCGGAGTAGCAGAACCAATAATGTCTGAACGAGCAGGTGATGTAACAACAACACAGTCTTTACGAGTGCCTTGTGCAATACTTACTAGGTCGTTAACTATTGTTGTGGTGTCTGTACGCGAAGCCATTTGAGGGGCAATCAACATATCAACTTGGATATTGTCTTTGTCTTCAAAATTGTCGTAACCAGTGATATAATCACCGACGTCCATGTTCTCTGATTCGTCACCTTGGGTCAAAGAATAATCTTTGATAATCTGTGCAGCAGAAGATTTTTGGAAATCACGAGAATCAACAGCATCTTGGCCAGCCAAAGCAACAGTATAGTCGGAATCAAAACCAGCACACCAGATATATCTAGAACTTCTGTTGATTACGTCTTTAACGAAGTTCGTTGAACCGTCAGATGTTTTTGCGTTCTTAGCAACTGATAAGAATGGAAATGTTTCAAGAACAGTTCCACGAGTGCCAGTAAATAGACCATCTTGGTCAATAACTGCTACGTGCATCTCATCGTTAGTTGCATTCAAGCCTTCAGCAAAGTTAGATGTACCAGGAGCAGCGTCAAAGCTTGCTTGATGTGTCCAACCAGTAAATACTGTAGGTGCTGTAGCATTTGGACACACGGATACTTGAAGGCTATTGCCCAAAGATCCAGGCCAACGTGCAATAAATGTATGCTTGTCGCTGTCGAGGCCAGTTTTTGCAGTGTCGAACTGATCTGGGTTCGTGATACGAACATTTTTACCAGTTACTGCTTCACCAGCTTCTACGCTATATGCATTAAATCCGTCAGAGTCACCTAGGACCCGTACAACTTGTAATGCGTTTGTATACTTTAAAAAGTATGCGGCTGAATGGAAATCAACCGAGTTTATCTGTGATGGTGCACCAAAGGTAGTAACCAGACCAGACTCATTTGAAATGAGTGTTGGAGTGTTTACTGGGCCCCATCTAAAATTACCAACAAATCCACCAGTGGAAGAAGATACTGCAGGCACTGTGCCAGACGCGTCGACTTCTCTAACGGTAATTGCCGGAGATTCTGAAAATGCCATTTTTCGTTCCTCTCGAAAATTTAATTATATGCGATCCATAATAAGAAGATTTTTCACTTACAACTATTTATAATAAATTAGAAGTGTGTAGTTGCTTCGTATTCGATTGCCCAAGGGGAATCTTCATCCTCGGCCCTTAATATATTATTATCTAATCCATCATCGATATAACCAAACCCAGGTAAATCGTTTTCAATTTCTTGCATTTTTCTTTTAAACATCATTTCTTTGATATTAATATCAGTCATATCTTGAAAATACTGAGTAGAAATAAAGTAACCAAACATAACAAGATTCATAACCAAGTCATCATGGTTACCCGAAGAAGCCTCGTAGGATTGCCCCTTAGCAGTGAATGTAGATATTTCCATAATAGTATTCTGGTCTACAATATGTAATTTATTGCTCTCA